TCTCCCTTAATTCCCGAACAGAATAGTTAGGAGAACACCGACGTAGAGTATCTTCATCCATAGATATCATTTCCACAAGCTGAGAATAACTATAAGGCTGATACTTTTCTTCCTGGAACATAGTGGGGATAGCATCCTTATACTGCGCAGTAAATTTAAATACAGCAATACACCGACTAACAAAAGACGGTTCCAGACCCCAGTTATGCAACACAAAATCAGAAAGACAAGTAAAACCAAACTGCTGATAATATTTACAACGATCAAACTCATTCAGATGGAACCCAAGCCGGAAATAACTGCGTTTTATATCGTTTAAATCCTTAGAAATATAATCAAAGGATCCCAGAGCCATTTCATCCGGGGAATCACCTTCATAGAAATCACCAGTAACATAATTAATTATAGCGCCCATAGTATGTACCTCATTCCGTATCAGACAAGGAACAAACTGCAGTCTGTAAGTGCTGCATATCTTCACCGATCTGCTCAATAGCTTCATCATGACGTTTGAGCCAATTCGACATGACAGATATATTGGTGGAATTTGCTTCCTCGATGTTATTAAAATGGTCAATATTTACCCGGAGCAGAGAAATATCTTCATAAACATCTTCCAAATCCTGTTCCCTTTCACGGACACGGCATAACATATAAGTCACAACAATCACAGTAGCGCAGATAACCAAAACAATAGCAAGAGCCATACTCACACCTACTTTCTCAGCTTTTTGCTGGCACGTTTCAATTTACGTGACGGATTTACAATACCGTCAATATTTACCGGGTTATTCCGCTGCAGCTCCAAAATCTGCTCCTCAGACAACATATCACCTTCTTTGCAGGATTTAGTGAGATTACCAACGCATGCCAGGGTATCATAAGCATTAAAAGCAGCATCCTTGATAAACCAACCGAAACGTCTTTTGGGTTTAATCAGCGTAGGATCAGAAGCATTTTCAAGGTCAAAAGCATCATACTGTTCGTGTACCATGATTCGCCATATCTTATTACAGGTATAGACATAGCTGGTCACCTGACGGAGCAGAGCATCCACATGGTTAAACCTCTGCGATGTATAGATCAAGCTGATATGATGGTGACGGCAGGTCAAAAGCGTGTTAAGAAACAAGGGGTCTATGTTGCTTTTGAAACTACGGGAATTAAGCTGTACCGAAAATTCATCACCCAGCACAATGGTACAGGTCAAAGTATCATTCTTTTCATCCACGGCACGCATACGGTCAGCAACAGCCACGATCTGCGCCATAGATATAAAATCCTCATAGGGGATAGCCAGGGATACATTAGAGATAATATGTATCTTCTGGGTAACCCACTTCTTACGGTTAAAGTCAAAAATTTTCTTGTCATTGTACCACTTATACAAAGATACAACCTTATGCACTGCAGACAAGGTCTTACCCTTACCAAACAGGCCAACATAACAGACGATAGTACCTGTGGAGCATTCATTCCACCGATGGAATCGAAAATATTTACATATGTCCTTGACCCCATAATATACAGTACTGACCGGATGCGTAAGGATCACCCGGACGCAGACAGACATAATACAGGCAAACACAATGATTACCAATACAAGTGTTAACATTCAAAATCACCTCCCAAGTTTCAAACAGTTGGAAGCGATAGAGCTGATAGTTTCCAACACCAGAGTAAACACAATAAGCCCCACAACCACCTCTGGTGTAAACTCATTCGATCCGTTACAGATATAATTAATCATGTTTTCCATTTTTCATTAACTCCTTTGCATACGCACACGAATTTACCAAGTAACACATTTTACAACGCTGGATCTCATCACCTACATGGATCATCCGGCAGCCAACAAGATCCTGACAATGATCATCTTCATTAATGCAGGATTCTTTTAACCTGCAGGTAAAATTAGCACACAGATTCATCTATCCAACCCATCCTTTCTGCCGTCCAGGCTCCGACCAGTGAAGTTGGCAACAGCTATTTTTATCCTCTTAATACACCAAAAAGAGAGCAACAGAAAGATAATAGTATCCAGTCTATAATTTATCGCCGTAAAATAAGGCTCAAAATCGTTTGCAGATAAATTCTGTACTTCCATCTGTTTCTGCGAAGCGTCCGAACCAGAGACAGAAAAAGGTATAGAATTACCGCTGACATCCACAGTATAGTAAGAGCTCCCAGACAATTCTTTATCTCCATCGCCCACAGATGGAACTCCTGAAAGCCCGGATCTATCAGAGACAGTACCACACTGTACATTTCCATCATCATCATAAGTATCAGAAAATACAGAGGACACACTATCAGAGTCTCCAACAGCGTCAACAGTATAACTTTCATCCAATATTTCAACGTTTTCATAAAATGTTTCTTCATTCATTTTTCAACCTTTCTTGATAGATCCCCCGGCATATGGTAGGATAAAGAAAACACCATACGGAGAGGATAATAATGAGCGTTAACGATATTATCTTTGCATCTTTTGGAACAGCACTATTTATAGGATTAATTATATTAATTCTAATCTGGTTGTTTATTTATACTGCAGTGAAGGCTGCTACAAAAAATGCAATAAAAGAAGCATACAGAGATATTAAACTTATGCCGGAAATAAAACATATTACACCGGAAGAAGAACTAAAAAAAGAAATGGAAGGGTGGAGCTGATGGCAACAATAATACTTACATCAATACAAATAATTGCAATTTTAATACTCGCAAGAACTATACAAGAAAATAAAATAGAAATGAAAAAACAAAATATTCCTTACGAAGTAATAAAAGCAACCAATCAAAGAACAATAATTATTTTCCTACTAATAGAAATACTAATTATTGCAGCATTATCAAATTACCAAAGTATTAGTGATATACTGAATCAAGTGCTTTCACAACTATGAAAATAATAATGCCCCATATAATAGCATCCATAACAGTAACACCCGAACCAGGAAGAATTTCAATATGAGTAAATAAAACAATAAAATCCATTAAATACTTGAATTTCAAAGCCCAATTATAAATACTCATCCTTTCACCGCCTTAATAATACCTATAAACATCATTACACAAATGCCAAAAATAAGAGCATTAACCAGCTCGCCTGGAAGAAAACCAAAACAAGCAGCAACAACAGAACCAAAAGACGAAAGGGCACCAGTCACACTTTCAAATATCTTTTTCAGATAGTCGAAAAATTTAGTAACATCAGATAAATCAAGTGAAAAAGAACCATCAGAAAAATCAGATTCACCAGTATCGTAATCTTGACGACCTGAAACATTATCCGAAACAATAGGATTACCATTTTCATCAACACGAACATTTCCGGAATCATCAGTATCGACTTGACCGACATCAATATAAGCACCACCCAACGTGCCATCAATTACTTGTGCAACGTAACCGTCACGGAACTTATAACGCACCCAAGGCCCATAAACCATTGATTTATTATAATAACGAACATAAAACACTGACTCTGCCATATGGCTGAAACGAAGCTGTTCAGAATCAGAATACTTAGAATTATCCTTAAATAAAAATTGATCCACGTACCTGGTTCGTGCTGCTGTACTTCTTTTCAAAAATGACATTGAGGGCAACGAAGAATAAGACGAATATTCAAATGACCACTTTTTGAAATCATCAATTAAATCACTTTCAGGATTCACGGAAAAAAGGTTTGGTATATAAATAACATCATTATTAATTGCAATCTGAGATGTATCAGCAAAATTATAATAATGAGAATTATAAATCCAATCAGTGTCAACAACTGGAAGCCATGTACCAGCGTTTTTCTCCATTTTTACACCATACAAATTCGACTCAAGAATAATATCCACATAATAATCATTATTTGAATTATTAAGCAAAGTAAAACCATTATGAGAAATCGCACTTAATTCAGGAGCAGGAATTTCATTACTATATTTATCAGACGAAAAAATATGCTTATAACTATAGTCTCCTGATCCTTGGGGAAAATCACGAACAATTTTATCAATGCTACCATCTTGGTTAAAATAAACCTTACAAGCCACACCATGGTAAAAATCACCCCAGACACCTAGCCCGGCCTGCCTATAACATGGTATCACCTGCACATACCGCAGGAACCAACTGTCATCATCCGGCACCAGATCGGACACCTTCACTGTCAAAGATTTAGCTGCCGTAGAATATTCCGTACTATCATTGTCCACCTGCTTTATACTATCTGGAGCATCCTTTGCAGCAAAACCATACGATACACGGACATACTCCTCAACATCTTCATCTTTCAGATAGCTTCTCTCCGTAGTGCCTGTCCATGTGGCTGTCATTTTATTATTTGCCGTAAACCCGGTAAACGCATAAGCCGAATCTACAAAGTCAGGATTATCAATAGATGGCATATTAGAAGGAATTAAATCACCAATTAAAATTAAATGTTCAAAAAATGCTTTGCTATATTTTTTTTGTCCAAGATCAGGATAATCAGAAGCTGACGAATAAATAGGGCAATAACCCTCAATAGACCATCCGTTATCTGTAGTATATGTACCGACGCCACCGTACGCCCAGTAAATTATAGTGCCGTCTGATAACTGCACTGAACTAAAAGAACTGGATGAAATAAGAGTAGGAGTGTAAAACTTTTCACTACCATCACCGTCAACATCAACATGACCTTCTCTATATGTTGCAGTGAAATCCGGTAAATTGTTAACGGTATACATAACAAAAATTCTATTGTTTACACCATAATCAAAAACCAAGTAACGTAAATCGGTTGCATTAGTAGACCAGTATTCACAAATTTGCAATCTATTGTTGTATGTAGCCCTAAAAATTCTTGTGCCGTATGTAGACGCATCAGCCGCCTGCACCGGAAGAGAAAAGAATAGCAGTAATAAAACAAAAAACAAATAAGGAAGAGAATACAACAGCGCATATAAAAAACAAATCTTAATTTCTCTCTTCAT